GACCGATCGAGACCTCAAGGTCCGTCGATACGATGCGTCGCGCTCCCAAGGTTCCGAGGGAGGGCGCACCAGACGACGTGGCGGAGAGGTAGGCGAAAGGTTTGTGAGGATGATCCTCTACTGGTCCCACGAATCCTTGACGTGCCGTTTCAAGGAGGCGGGCGGCAAGATGCCGTTGGGGTTCAGAGAACCGGGGCTCCACACCCTCAGGAACCTGGAAACCGAGACCCCCTAGGAAGGGGTGGGCAAACAAGTTAAGGGTGTGGCGACCAAACCGGGTCTGGCGTCGAATTTCCTCCTTATGGTAATGGAGGAATAGAGCGTGGGCACGCGGTGGATTCATAGCCCCCAAAACAGCCTGGTCATACCAGCTATTCAGGGGTGTGAGTTGATGACGTCCACGCTCATCGACGGCTTTAGAGACTCCGAGTAACAGGCCCACGTTGATATATCCGTGGACACGAAACTCGAAGGTTCTCTGGAAGAGCCACTCAGGAACCTCTGCCATATCCGCCCACTTGACAAGAGGGTCAGGGACGGAGGAGAGGAGGGGGTGAGTCCGGTCAAGGATCCAGGTAACACCGCCATACTCCGTGCTTATAGAGGCATAGGCAGGGGTGTGACGGCATTCCAGTGGAAGAGAGTTCACCGTGAAGAACCTCGGATGTACGAAGTTCTTCCCGAGGGAGAGGGTAAACCCGATCGAACCGGAACTGGATAACCACCGGAGGTACTGGTGTGGATCAGCACGGAACAAGATGTCATCACCGTTGATGAGAACGGCGAGAGTCTTGAGGCTAATCCGACCCGCGAAAACTTTCCGTTTAATATCCTCAGGTAGTGATTGAACGTATGTAAATAGGTTCAATATACAAAGGATAGGAAAGGAAAGAACGGAACCCATGAGCTGACCGTTCTGCTGGAGAACGGGATCTTGCTTGGCTTCCTTGGGGTAGACCAATACCTGCTCATGAAGGACGGCTTTGAAATGAGGGATAAGGAGACGATCCTTCCCCTTCAGCTTCGTTAGGACTTGATCGAGAACCATTTTAGTGGCAACGATGTTAAGTCCGTCGGTCGCTGCGGAGTAATCTCCGGAGACAAAGTCGGCCTTGGGGCGGTAACCGAAGAAGGCGGTCTCCCTTGACTGAAGATCATAGACGTTGGAGGTGGAAAATGTCATAGATGTCAAGTCAAAGCAGGGAAACTGGCCCAGGTACTTCCAGAGGGCACCTTGGAGGGGGCTCGATAGGAACGTTGAGAGGGATTGCATCTTGGTGATGATGCGAATCTTGAGGGGTTCCTGAAGAGCCACCACCTTGGAAAACGGGTATACACGCCATTCCACAGGGATCTTAAGTAGGTCCTTGGGTTTAAGCGAGTCATACTTGTAATCCAAGGGAGACGAGACAATTCGCTCCCACTCGTCCAAGTTTGGAGGAAGGAGTCCCCGCTCCTCGACGATACCTTGATCGGTCGGAGTCATCCGAACGAGACCCTCCATGGAGGTGTCGAGGTGATCGCCGAGGAAGTCACGAATCTCCTCACGAGCACCTCCGTCAGAACGGAAGGAGGTGTTGGACGCGGAGGTTGAGGCCTCAGTCACCAAAAGACGTCGAAAGAGGTCTTTAGGGCGAAAGTTCCGGAAGAAGACTTTGAGGAATCGGTCCAAATCTGCTACCGTCTCCAAGGAGAGGGGCGGAGGTGGAGTTGATAAACTCTTCGCATGCTTCTGGTAGGCCCCAGTGACAAACGAGTCGGGAACGGGGGCGAAAGCTCGCTTCGATTGGGCAACGGAAAAACAGGCTCGGAAAAGCTCTGCAGACGATGCCGCTTCGGTGGGGTGACAAAGACGACGCCAGAACTTCCTAAGTTGGCCCCCGAAGAGGGGGGCCCCCTGAGAGAGTCCATGTGCCGACCAAGAGGCCGGCATAGCGGGAAGAGGATTGGAAAGGAAAGATGCGAGGGGATAATCCTTCCAATACTTAACATTGGGAACGAAGTCAGAGATCGACCATTGGGACATGATGTCCATGGCCGAGAAGACGTCCGCTACCAGTGCCTGTCCAAGGAAATCCTTGTCCAAGCACAGGCGTCCGCTAGCGTCGAGAAGGGTCACCAGAACGGCTCTGAGTCCGGAGAGAATTTGGAAATTCATCTCGGAAACTCCGACCGCCTGGCAACTGGCGCGAATCCCTCGCGCCGGGGGTGGGCGACCGATAAAGGTCACCCGGGTGATAACGTCACCGGGCCCATAAGGGACACCGGGGACGTCCCGAAGAGGAGGTGGCGTAAGCCACCCCCCCTCGGGCAGGAAGCCCTCTCCGAAGAGAGAGGCAACGGCTTCCTGATCATACTGGCTCGG